CGCTTGATTGCAGTTTTCTGTCAAGGTCAAGAACATGATTGACCATTGCCTTCTGTTCGTCAGTCAACGATTCAACATCATAGTCTTTATCGTCTATCTTAACAACTGACTTTTCTTTTTCTTTTTTAGCCATTATTAACTCCTTTTATTTTCGTTTTAACCCTAATTTTTGCATTAAAGTTTTATTTTCAATTTCTAATTCTTCCGCATGATGCTCTAATTCTTCCAAATGGGCCTTCTCCATGTCATGCATTTTTTGTTGCAATACAACTACCTCTTCGTGCATATCCCCAACACTTCTATCAATACTTTGGAACTTCATCATTATGTTGTAGTATGCGGCTATCAACATTGAAATTCCTACCATTGCCTTGATTAAGAATGCTATTGATATATGTACCTGACTATCAGAGCTTATGCCTTTAGGCATCTCTCCATACCTTTAACATCCATAAGAAAGCAGCTATCGCGATTACTCCTAAAGTTAACTCACTCATGTCCGTTATTTATTCTCTGAGCGTCAATGTAAAACTTCTTAAAGTCAATGCTCGTAGAGTCTAATTGCATCTGTATTGTTTTAATTAATGAATCTACTTCAAACATTTCTCTATGTAATTCTTCTTTTGATTTTCCTAAATAATATTCATCTGCACAGGTTATAAAGATTAACAATACGCTAATGGTAAAACATGAGGATAGCATTCCATAGATAAACCTATCTATTCTCATCCTCTATCTCGATTGTGAAGGTATCAACTTTTGTCGTATCAGGTACTGTATATATACCAACCTTATCTTCAAATTTATTTACA